ACAATGCAGCCACTGGTCCCTGACATAGAAGAGAGCTTGGCGCTTCCCGCAAACGCGGCGGAGGCGTTGCCGGACTTGACTCCGGCGCAGGAATTGGAAATGCGGGCGCGGACGATTAAGTTTATATCGGATATATCGGGCCAGCCGATTATTCCAAATGATTCTGACAGTGCGCTCGCACACGAAGTCGCCCGTAAAATGGTCGAAGATCCTAAAACCCGCGTGGATTACGCGATTTATCCTAATGAAATGATTGCGTTTTTGGCTGGCATGGTGAAACAGGCCAACCACATGCTTGTAGATGACCTAGCTGACTTTAAAAACTATGTCATCACAGGGTTGGTCAAGGAAATTGAGACCGCGAAGGACTCCAAAACCCGTATTCAGGCTCTGACCAAGCTTGGCGAGGTGGATGGTGTGGACGCTTTTAAGAAGCGTAGTGAGATTACGCACATCATCAAGCCGATTGAAGAGGTGGAGAAAGAGCTTTTATCGGTGTTGGAAGGCATTGAGTACAGCGTAATAAGCGAAGACAGCGGCAAAGATCGTGCAACTGACGCCTGACAAGCTCACGAAGCTCAAGTCCGTGCTGCCGACGCTGCCGGACAAAGAGAAACGGCGCATTGCAGAGCTACTAAAGCAGTATCAGACCCAGTTGACGCAGGAGCGTGGCAAGGAATCGTTCCTTGATTTCATTGGTCACGTGTATCCGGGCTATAAAGTGGGTCCGCACCACCGGAAATTGGGTCGGATCTTTGAAGAAATAGCCGAAGGCAGGAAGAAGCGGGTCATCGTCAACATTGCTCCGCGTCATGGCAAGAGCGAGATGATCAGTTACCTCGCTCCGGCGTGGTTTCTGGGCAAATTCCCGCATAAAAAGGTCATTATGGCCTCGCACACGGCGGATTTAGCCGTAAATTTCGGACGGAGGGTTCGCAACCTTGTCGGATCTGATCTTTACCGAGACATCTTTTCAAACGTCGAGCTACAAGCAGACAGTAAGTCAGCCTCACGATGGGGAACCAACTTCAACGGAGAGTACTTCGCCATCGGCGTTGGTGGCGCTCTCGCTGGGCGCGGTGCTGATCTATTTATTATTGATGATCCTCACTCGGAGCAGGAAGCTAAGCAGGGTAGAGCGGACGTATTTGAGCCTGCATGGGAGTGGTTTCAGTCAGGACCGGTTCAGCGACTGATGCCGGGTGGCGCGATCATCGTCGTGATGACGCGATGGAGCAAGATGGACCTCACGGGGAAGATTATTGACCACATGACCCGCGAAGAAGACGCGGAAGAGTGGGAGATCGTAGAGTTCCCGGCGATATTGAACGAGAAACCGCTTTGGCCTGAGTTCTGGAGCATAGAAGAACTGCTGGCTAAGAAGGCATCGATGGATGTGCGGTACTGGCAAGCGCAGTACATGCAGCAGCCGACTTCGGAAGAAGGTGCCTTAATCAAGCGCGAGTGGTGGCAGATTTGGGAAGCGGAAAATCCTCCGCCTTGCGAGCACATTATTATGTCGCTTGACGCCGCCCAAGAGAAAACTAATCGCTCTGACTATAATGCCTTATTAACGTGGGGCGTTTTTAAAAACGAGCAGACGAATAATTACAACATTATCCTTTTAAATTGTATTAAGGAACGATTGGAGTTTCCCGAGCTTAAACAGTTGGTGTTTGAGCAGTACAAAGAGTGGAACCCGGACACGTTCATCGTGGAAAAGAAGTCTAACGGGGCGGCGCTGTATCAAGAAATGAGACGGATGGGCGTGCCGATCATGGAGTTCACGCCGGGTAAAGGGCAGGACAAGATCAGTCGAGTCAACGCGGTAACGGACCTCTTTTCTTCAGGTATAGTCTGGGTGCCTGATCGACGCTGGGCGCACGAAGTCGTGGAGGAATGTAATGATTTTCCTTCAGGCTCCCACGATGACTTGGTGGACGCCACCACATTAGCCCTCCTGCGATTTAGGCAAGGCGGGTTCATCAGGCTCCCCACAGACGAGCCAGAACCAACGAAGTGGTTTAGAAGCCGCAGGGCGGCAGGATTTTATTAGGAGAATTTAAATGGCCGTCGATAAAAGCTTGATGCAGGCTCCGATGGGTTTGGAAGCACTTGCTCCCCCGGAGCCGATTGAGATTGAGATTGTGGACCCGGAAGAGGTTCGCATCGGCGTAGATGGAATGATGATTGAGATGGGCAAGGAGGAACCTCGCGCCGAGGACTTCGACGCCAACCTCGCTGACTTTATGAGCGAAGGAGAGCTTGGCTCACTGGCAGGCGAACTCATTGGTCAGTACGAACAAGACCTTGCTTCGCGTAAGGATTGGCTCGATACCTATATCAAAGGACTGAAGATTCTTGGCATTCGCTACGAAGAGAGGACGGAGCCGTGGCCGGGTGCGTGTGGTGTGTTCCATCCGCTTTTGATGGAGAGCGCGGTCAAGTTCCAGTCTGAAACGATTATCGAGACTTTTCCGGCGATGGGTCCGGTCAAGACAAAGATTATCGGCAGGGAAACCCCGGAGAAGAAAGACGCCTCGATTCGTGTCCAAGATGACATGAACTATCAGTTGACCGAGGTGATGAAGGAGTATCGCCCGGAGCATGAGCGGATGTTGCTCAGCATGGCCTTGGCAGGCAATGCCTTTAAGAAGGTCTACTTTGATCCGTCGCTGAACCGTCAAACGGCGGTGTATATACCGGCGGAAGATATCGTGGTGCCGTACGGTGCGCCAAACCTTGAGTCAGCGGATCGGGTTACGCATCGGATGCGTAAGACCAAGAATGAGTTAATCAAGCTTCAGTACGCTGGGTTCTACCGAGATGTGGACTTGGGTGATCCAGTTCGCGTCATGGACGAGGTTGAGAAGCAGAAGGCCGAGGATCAGGGCTTTTCAGCAAGCATGGACGACCGGTTCCAGTTGCTTGAGATGCACGTGAATCTGGACCTTGATGGGTATCCGGATGTCGATAAAGACAATAACGAGACGGGAATCGCACTGCCGTATGTAGTGACGATTGAGAAAGGTACGGGGACAATCTTAGCGGTCAGGAGAAATTGGCGTGAGGACGACAAGCTCAAGACGAAGAGGCAACACTTCGTCCACTACGGGTACATACCGGGATTTGGATTTTACTACTTCGGACTTATTCACCTTATCGGGGGACACAGTAAGGCTGCAACGTCCCTCCTTCGGCAACTTGTCGATGCAGGAACCCTCAGTAATCTCCCCGGTGGACTTAAATCAAGAGGACTCCGAATTAAGGGAGATGATACTCCGATTGCACCCGGAGAGTTCCGAGACGTAGATATTCCAAGCGGCGCGATCCGCGACAACATCCTGCCGCTGCCTTATAAGGAGCCGAGCCAAACGCTGTCCATGTTGATGGACAAGATCGTTGAAGAAGGACGCCGTTTTGCTGCGGTGTCGGATCTCAAGATCTCGGACATGTCCTCGCAGGCTCCTGTTGGAACGACGCTGGCCGTGTTGGAGCGCGTTCTGAAGGTAATGACAGCAGTTCAGGCCCGCATCTATTACGCGATGAAGCAGGAGTTCAAGCTCCTTGCAGGGATCATTCGGGACAACACGCCAGATCAGTATTCGTATGAACCAGAAGTTGGCGACCGCAAGGCTAAAAAATCGGACTACGATGATGTCGATGTTATTCCGGTAGCCGATCCGAATGCGGCCACGATGTCGCAGAAGGTGGTGCAGTATCAGGCAGTTCTTCAGCTTAGCCAGACTGCGCCGCAGCTTTATGACTTGCCGTATCTGCACCGGCAGATGATTGAGACGCTAGGCATCAAGAACGCGGACAAGTTGGTACCGCTGCCGAGTGATGCGAAGCCGCGTGATCCCATCACTGAGAATATGGATGTTATGACGGGCAAACCGCTCAAGGCGTTCATCTATCAGGATCACGAAGCGCATATCGCCGTTCACATGGCGTTGGGACAAGACCCGAAGATTGCCGCGCAGATTGGTCAGAATCCGATGGCGCAGCAGATTACCGCTGCTTTGCAAGCGCACATCATGGAGCATACGGCGTTCCAGTATCGCCGCGAGATCGAGAAGCAGTTGGGCGCAGCGTTGCCCCCGCTTCCGCAAGATGATCGTGAAGAATACGACCTGCCGCCTGAGTTTGAGGCGCAGTTGTCGCAGTTGGCAGCAGCCGCTGCCGCACGGGTGCTACAGAAGGACCAAGCAGAGGTTCAGATGCAGCAGGCCGCACAACAGCAGCAAGATCCACTCGTCCAGATGCAGATGATGGACTTGCAGATCAAGCAGCTTCAGGCGCAGACCAAAGCGCAGCAGATGCAGATCGAAGCACAGATTCAACAGGCCGAGATTCAACGCAAGCAGCAGAAAGACATCATGGACGCTGCGGCCAAGGCCGACGAGTTGGAGCTTCGCAAGGCAGAGATTTCTGGTCGTCAGCAGCTTGAGGCAGCGCGTCTCGGCGTGGACATCCAGAAAGATAAAGCCGCTCTATCTGCCAAACAGCAGATGGAAGGCGTACGGCTCGGTCTTGAGATCGGTAAGGCGCAGGATGATGCAGCCTTACGCAGACAACAGGTACAGAAACCTGCAACTAAGGAGTGATAAATGTCCTATTCAAACGCTCTGGAATACCTTGAGTCCAAGCTTGAGGAAGAGCGCAAAACGATTACTGGCACTTTGATCCAAGGCAAGTTGGACGAGGGCGAGTACAAAAGACTGTGCGGAGTGTTACAGGGTCTCACTTCCGCAAGCATGTACGTTAAAGACCTTGCAAAACGCTTGGAGGAAGAGTGAGTAACATCGACGTAGAGAAGACACAGGAAGAGGCGGCAAAAGCCAAACTCCTGCCAGAACCCAAGGGCTATCGGATTCTGTGTGCCGTACCGCACGTGGAAGAAGAGTTTGAGGGAGGACTGCTTAAAGCCGAGGACACCAAACGAGTCGAGGAGCAGACCACCGTGGTGCTGTTCGTCGTCAAGATGGGCGACCTTTGCTACAAGGACGAAAATCGGTTTCCTAATGGCCCGTGGTGCAAGGAAGGCGATTTTGTCCTGACCCGTCCCTATTCCGGCACTCGCGTGGTTATCCACGGTCGGGAGTTCCGCATCATTAATGACGACACGGTAGAAGCGGTGGTCGAAGACCCCCGTGGAATCCGCAGAGCTTGAGGTAAATACACATGGCTGCTGAAAGAGAAGAGTTCAAATTTCCTGACGAACAGGAAAAAGTTGAGGCTAAACAAGAAGTTAGCGATGAAATTGAAGTAAAAATTGAAGACGACACCCCTGAAGAAGATCGGGGTCGTAAACCCCTGCCAAAACAAGTCGTGCAGGAGCTAGATAATGACGATCTTGATGAGTATTCCGAGAACGTCAAAAAGCGCCTTGGGCAGTTAAAAAAGGTTTGGCACGACGAACGTCGTGAAAAAGAACGTGCCCAACGTGAGCGTGAAGAAGCACTCCGATTTGCTCAAATGCGAGAGCAGGAGATTAAGCAGCTTAAACAGCGTCTGGGGAATGGCGAAAAAGCCTACATCCAAGAAGTTACCAAGTCCGCTAATAATGACCTTGGTGTAGCTAAGGAAAGGCTGAAGCAGGCGTACGAGGCAGGAGACGCTGAAAAAATTACCGAAGCTCAGGAAGCCCTGACAGAGGCTAAGCTTCGGATTAAACAATATGAGAATTTCCAACCCTCTTTACAAGAAGAAGATTCAGGAGTA